ACTTGCTAAGGAAAGCAGATATATAAAACAAAAGCCCCGCCGTCGCGGGGCTTTTCCTTTAACAAGACCTTTATAAAAGGTTAGTACAAATCAGAATAATCTATAGTGGCTGATGCCTCACTAACCTTAATACCGAATTTTTTGGCTGCAGCTTTAATTTTTTTAAGGGCTGCTTTCTTAGCCTCCGCACTGATATCCGTTTGATCAAGTCGAGCTAAAGCATTTCGCACATGTGCTGCATCATTAATTGGAAGATGACGCAGAGAACGAGGAACTGTTTTACCCTCAGAATCTTTTTTACCGCCCGGCTGTATATAAGCAAAATCTGAATCAGGAAGATCGTTTTTTTGCTTACTTGTCATTTTTGCGGCTTTAAGTTTTTTCTTATCAAATTTTTCGTCTTTTTTGATGTCATGTATTTCGACGCTTTTCTTTTCGGAAGGTTTCCCTTTCTTCAATTTTTTAATTTTATCAGCGTCGTCTTTTAAAGCGTCTTTTTCATGTTCTTTCTTTTCTTTCTTAGTGTCGCGCTTTAATTCTTTAGTGTCAGTTTTTTCCCATTCTTCTTTCGTTTTAGCTTCGTCACTATACTTCTTCAAAGGGACGCACTTCTTTTTATCTTCGCTTACTTCGTAACCGGGTTTGCAATTAGGTGGGTAACCAGCTTTTTCGTCTGCCAAAAGACCTTCTTCTTTATATCGAATGATCTGGTCGGTGAAATCTATGTCTTTCATGTTGTTAGGTATATACACTTATTATTCGCCCATTTCCATTAATCTTGGAAATTTTTTTCCATTTATTATTTTATGTGAGGGAAGCTGTCTCCTTGGGAAGTCAGGGTTTAAATTTTCTTGGTCAGAATAATACTCCATTTCCACGTGAAAAAACGCTGGAACTGAAAATCTAACTTTTTCTAGTCTTCCATTTTCGTCAATGTTTTTGCATCCAGTAAGTAATAAGGCAGTAATTAGGATTCTTTTCATTTTTTAGTATTTCTTGGAGAAGTAGCCTTAGTTACCACTTCTACTTTTGTAGGGGGCGGTTCTATGGGTACCTGTTTAACCCCTATGAAGTCCGGATCGCATCCTTTAGGTAAATAAGGCGCTCCTCCGTTTTTAGGTAAAGCTTTTTCAATAGTTAACTGTTTTAATTGCTCATTAGGAACTGGCATTTTAGTTCCCCTATCTGACATGTAAAAAACGGTATTACGAATACCCACCCGAACTATTCTCGCTTGGCGTCCCGAAATATAAATAATGTCATCGTTATTAAAATCATTCCCCACAAAGACCAATAAACCTTGGACAAAATTCATTATCATGTCTTTTGCTAAAATAGTTGTGATAGCTATTAACAGTAACCATCCATATTCCCCAATCAAACCTTCTACAAATCCCTGTACTTCTTCTTTCTCTATTATTGAAGTTAAACTATTAGTCGAAACATTCATGACTTTCTTTTATAGATTACACTTTTTTCAGTGTAAAATGTTATTGATGCCAAAAGTAAAAAGCACGGGAGACTTTGAGTCTCTCGAGGTTACGGACGGAAGGATTAAGATTCACCAACGAGATCCAATTAAGCCTAAGGATAACTTTTATATAGAGGAGTTACCTTGGACAGATAAGCAAAAACGCTTTATAGAAATTTCGCAGGATAAAAATACAAGACTTATTTTATGTAAAGGCCCCGCAGGAAGTTCAAAAACTTTGACAGCGGTATATTCAGCACTAAATCTCTTAAACAATTCTAAAGTCTCAGACGTTATATACATGCGTTCCGCAGTAGAAAGTTCAGATTCCCGATTAGGTTTTCTTCCGGGGGATGCAGACGAGAAGCTTCATTACTATAATTTGCCTTTTATGGACAAACTCGACGAGTTGTTGAGCGAAGAAACGGTAAAAAAACTCCAAAAAGAAAAAAGAGTATCTATTCATCCCGTTAACTTTGCTAGAGGAATGAGCTGGAACGGTAAAGCTATCCTAATGGATGAAGCTCAAAATAGTTCTTTCAGAGAAATAGTTACAGTACTAACCCGAATTGGTAAATACTCCAGATGTATTATTATGGCTGACCCTATGCAAACTGATTTAAAAAATGGGAATCGAGGGGGATTCCTTAAACTTTATGATGTTTTTAACAATCAAGAAAGTCGAGATATGGGTATTCATACTTTTGAGTTTAGTCAAGAGGATATCGTCCGGTCAGAGTTAACCAAGTTTATTGTCTCTAAATTAGCGGAATGTGATACTATTTAATTTGCTTATTAATTAAACCAGCGAGAACAGAGGAAAATTTTCTTACCTCTCTCTCTGTTTTATCCCAAAAAAAAGCATGGGTAACCTCTTCTATAAGAGTACTCATTTTGCGTCTTTTCTTTAGTTTGGGGTCAACTAATATTTTGGGGTTATCCGCCTCCGGGGAATAGCATAAACCATCAGCATTGTAAGTATGGTGAGGCTTTTTCCATATTAATTCATATTCGATCCCATCCGAGTTTTTGAACTTTATGTTTTCCATATCCGTATAGGTATACACTTTTTTTGAAAAACCTATATTTTTTAATAATATATTAAGTGTAATAACTGATATGAAACAATATTGCCCAACTTGCGGAGCAGGGACAGAGTACTCTTTAAAAAAACCTCAGTTCTGCGGGTCATGCGGTGGATCTTTTAATTCTATTGGTGAAAGCAAGGCTAAAGCAGTTTTTGTTACAAAACCGACTCAAAAACCTGTTCCAGTAGAAATACAAGAAGAAGAGGAGTATTTCGAAGAGCCAAATATTAGTAAATTAGATTTTCATCTAGAAGGATCTTCTAGTATGAATTCTTATAAGATACAAGATATAGTAGGGTCTAATCCTAACACTTTAAACGACGGCTATCAGAGGGAGGTAGACCCCAGTTATTCAAAAGAAACTATTACTCAAGATTTCTTAAAGGATGCGGGATCATCTCGCCGCGATAATGCCGAAACCTAAATCTAAATTTGAAGATCATATAGAACAAATAGATGTAGAAATAAAAAAAAGAAAATCCAAATGGAATTTAACAGCTCTTTCATGGATGGATTTCGATGACGTTTCTCAAATTCTAAGAATTCATATATTTAAAAAATGGCATTTATATGATCCTAAGAAACCTCTGAACCCTTGGATTAACCGCATAATCTCCAATCAGATTAAAAATCTGATAAGAAACAACTACGGGAATTATTGCCGCCCTTGCCTCAAATGTGCGGCTGCAGAATCGGGAGACCTATGTTATATATATGGCAAACAGTGTGAAACTTGCCCTCTTTATGCAAACTGGGTTCGCACTAAAAAACAAGCTTATGATGCAAAGCTACCAGTTTCTATAAATGAACATGCGAACGAATTAAACGCCGCTGAATATACCAACATTGACATTATTCCATTAATGAAAAAACTCAATACTAAAATGAAAGAAGTTTTAAAACCCGCGGAGTGGAAAATTTATAAAGCTCTCTATATAGACAATCTTTCAGAAGAAAGGGCAGCTACTTTAATGGGGTATAAAACGAATGAAAAAAACAGAGTGCCGGGGTATAAGCAGATAAAAAATGTCAAAAAAGCCATTATTGAAAAAGTTAAGAAAATAATATCCAGTGGGGAAGTGGAAATACTATGAAGGACAAAAACATCGAACTAAACGAAGAACAACAGTTGGCCATTTTAGAAGAATGGAATAAGCGTGAAGATGGAGCTCCTCACTTAAAAGAGTTAATAGAGCTAGTTTTCGCTGATATACCGGATGAAATGAAAGACGGAAGAAGCAAATACGGCAGAGCGGTGAAAAAGTTTTTAGCTGAAAAAAGTTTGCAAGCAAAAGTTTCCCATAAATATTATCCCAAAGAAAAAGTAAAGCTTACAGAGGACCAGAAAGAATTTATTACCAATAACTGTAGCGCTATGAAACCCATGGATATGACGCGTTTAGTTTTTGATGATTCTAAAATATCTTCTCTAGACTTGAGGTATAAAGTGGTAGCAGACTTCATTAATAGTATACCTAATCAAGTAAAGTACGCGGAGACTAATGAAGAGATTCCCGCCGAAGGAGGATACGCTCCGCCCAAATCAGAATCGCGCGCCTTGGTAAGGGTTAATAAATATGTTCATAACGGAATTGATAAAGAAAAAATTACAGTAAAAATAAAAAAGAATCTTTCAACTTTGATCGCATATATGCATACGTTCAGATTTTTGCATCAAATTAGCACTTACGGAATAGAAACCGACCGGGAGCTTTTCGAAAGTAGTTTTGTGCGTTACACGTGGGATAAATCAGATCTCTCTCAAGAGGAAGTCGATCAGTATATCGTACTTTCTGCTGAAGTAGTTATCGCTTCAAATATCCAACGAAGGGTTGAAAGACTGCAAACTCTATTGGATCAAAACGCTGAAGACACCGAAGGGCGTCGGATGGCTATGAGTCTAGTGGAAGCTATTAATACCGCTCAAACAGAGTATAATCAATGCGTCAATCGACAAACTAAACTTCTTAACGAGCTTAAGGAAAAAAGAAGCCAGAGAATGAGTAAAGTGCTTCAGGAATCTGCCTCTATTTTAAATCTTGTAGAACTTTGGAAAGACGAGGAGTCAAGGAATAAAATGATAAAGATAGCTGAGATACGAAAGAAAAATATATCATCTGAGATAGAAAGATTAAGCTCTATGGAGGATATTAAATCTCGTATAATGGGCATAAGCGAAGAAGAGGTTTTGAATGGTTAAATGTCAAGAATGCGGAAAAGAATTTGATAAAGATAGAGGGTTGCACCTTCACATCAAAGCTCATAAATTATCTATTGGTGACTATTATCATAAGTATTATCCTCGTCGAGATAAGCATACAAATGAGTTAATTAAGTTTAAAAATAAAGAGCAGTATTTTTCTTCTGACTTTAACAATAAAAGAAATTTAAAAACTTGGTTAAAAAATATTCCCACTTTTGAGGCTCAGAAATATTGCAAAGATTTATTATTAAAAAGAAAGGAGGAAAAAGGTTTAGTTTATGCCCCTAGTGAAGTTGAATTGAGAACCTTGCCAATGCCTCCCGTACCTTTTTATCAAGAATTATTTGGTGATTATTATAAGCTGTGTGAAGACATGGGGTATAAAAATAAATTTAAAAAAGTCCCCGTTAAAAAAAATTACAGGGAAACTTTTAATAAAGATCATCTTATCTACGTAGATTCAAGGGAGCAAAACCCTCTACCCATAGATGACTTTCCCACAGAGGTCAAAGGTTTAAAGTTTGGAGACTACTGCTTGAACGATAAGAAAAAAACTCACAACACTTATATAGAGAGAAAATCAGTCCCCGACTTAATAGGAACCCTTAGCTCTGGAATAGAAAGGTTTAAAAATGAAATAAATAGAGCCGCGGAAGAAAATGCTTATATGGTAGTTTTAGTAGAAAGGAACCTTTCTGACTGTTTAGCCTTTAATAGACTTAAGCATGTTTATAAAAAAAATACCCGCGTCACACCGGATTTTATTTTTCACAACGTGAGAGATTTAATTCAAGAATTTCCTCATATACAATTTTTATTTGTAAACGGAAGGGAAGAGTGCGTTAGAATAGTAAAAAAACTTTTACTCTCCGGAGCTTTAAAAGAAAAGTATGATTTACAATTAGCGTACGATTTAAAACTGTTATAATATGTGGTACTGCCCCGATAAATATAAAAAGCCTATCCCTGATTTGAATGAGGAATTCCTTAATTTAAAAGGGGAGCTGCCTGATAGGCAGGCTAAGATAACTTTAGCTAAGTTTATGCGCTCCAACTTAGGGTTTACTACAGAACTACTTTCTGGAATTAAATTAGCGCTCTATCAAGAAATAACCCTTAAAGCTTTTTTCAATAGGAACTTTAGTATGTGTGTTTGGGGACGTGGCTGCGGCAAGAGCTTTATAGCTGCGGTTTACTGTTTCCTTCAATGTATTTTTGAACCTCGTACAAAAATCTTAATTGCGGGACCCACTTTTCGTACTGCTCGTTTTATCTTTAACAATCTAGAAAAAATAGTTGAGTCTAAGGAAGCTCAAATGCTAGCTCATGCTTTTGGGGCAAAATCTAAACGTAATGATCAATTCGAGTGGAAAATAAACGAAGGTACTATTACGGCTATTCCTCTAAGCGGTGAGAAGATTCGTGGTTTTCGTGCGAATATACTAGTGCTTGACGAATTTTTATTATTACCTGAAGAGACAATTAAAACTGTTCTTATGCCCTTTTTGGTAGCCCCGCAAGACATGGCCGAAAGAATTAAAATAAGAGAAATGGAAGATGATCTTATCAAAAAAGGACAAATGCAGGAAAAGGATAGAATTAAATTTGAAAACAATTCAAAAATGATAGCCCTCTCTTCCGCAAGTTTTAGCTTTGAAAATCTTTTTAAAACATATAAGGAATGGATGAACAATATCTATTCTGAAGATATTCAACAATCTAACTACTTTATATCTCAAATGGCTTTTGACTCGATCCCTTCCGACATGATAGACAGTACTGTAATTGAAGAAGCTCAAACAGGAGGATCGTCTAATTCGTCATTTCAGCGAGAATATTGCGCTCAATTTACAGATGGAAGTGATAGTTATTTTAGCGCTAAGAAGATGCATAACTGCACTATCCCCGATGGGGAAAAGCAGCACACTTTAGTCAAGGGAGAGCCTGATAAAGAATATATATTAGCTATTGACCCTAGTTTTAGTAATAGTCCAAGTTCTGATTATTTTGCAATGTCGGTTTTAGAGTTAGATGAAGAAAAAGGTAACGAGTCTACTTTAGTTCATGCTTATGCGGTTGCGGGAGGGGATTTGAAAGACCATATTAAGTACCTTCATTATCTAGTCACCAGTTTTAATATTATACTTTTGATTATAGATAATGCTGGGTATCAATTTATTGATGGAGCTAATGAATCCGAGCTGTTTCGTGACTCACGCATTAATTTAAAGTTTTTCGATTTTAATAGTGATAAGAAAGGGAACGATTATCAACAGATGCTATTAAAGGCCAAAAGCCAGTATAATGTAAAAGAGAATATGATTTGCTTTAAACAGCTATTCTCTAGCACATTTCTTAGAGAAGCTAATGAATACCTGCAAGCTTCTATAGATCATAAGAGGATATGGTTCGCTTCACGAACAGCAGCATGTGGAAGTTTTTTCGATAAAGTCTCCGCTCAAGCCGTCCCTATGAAACTAATGCCTTATGAGAATAAAGGCGACCTAATTGAATTCCAAGATGATATAATTTACCAAACACGGAAGCAATGCGCTTTAGTGGAGGTAAAAACTACCGCAAAAGGGATTCAGACTTTTGATCTTCCGCAACACCTTAAAAGAAGTACTTCAGCTAATCGCGCCCGTAAGGATAATTATACCACTTTAATGTTAGGAAATTGGGCTGTTAAAGCCTATAATGATCTTAAAAATACGGAAGTGCAACAAATTAACCATACATTTACTCCCAGAATGCTTGGTTAAGTGTAAATTTAAAGTAAATTATGGCTGTAAGGAAGAAAACGGAACAAGGTGCGGAACCTTTAATGGCGATGCAAGAGGCAGTGGCTAATTCCACTCGTACGCGACGCAATAAAGCCGCTGACATTCCTAGAACTGATCGTTTTAGAAATATTGAAAACGGAATGATTCCGTTTAAATATTCTCAGGGGATAGCTAATAATTCAAATATAGATGTAAGGGATACTATTATTCTTTGTCAAAAGGCCTATTATAACTTTTCTGTTTTTAGAAACACTATTGACCTTATGACCGAATTTTCTATTAGTAATCTTTATTATTCAGGAGGGAGTAAGAAGTCTAGGGAATTCTTTGAAACTCTATTTAAAAGGATAAATATCGACGATCTTCAAAGTAGATTCTTCAGAGAGTATTACAGGTCGGGTAATGTTTTTGTCTATAGATTCAATGCTAAAATGGATAAAACAGACGCTTTTAAAATAAATCAAACCTTCGGCATAAGTCAAGCGGCCGAGGAGTTAGAGATCCCTTCTAAGTATATAATTTTAAATCCCTCGGATATCCAG